ATTACATTGTAATCCTTATGTACATATGATGTATGTCCTTATCGGCGATGATATTTCATCGTCCGGTTTCGGATCCGTGTCAGGGTGAGGTCCATAAACAGTCAAAGGGTAACCTAAGTTTGTGTCCATGAATCCCTCTTCGCTTACAACAAATAGTTTAGAGACAATGTCCCTAACTTTTGTTAACAAGGCAGATTCGCACTCATCATCAATGATAAAACTTTTATCAATGATTCGTGCTATCTTGAGACCATTACAATCATCTACAGTAATAATATTACTTAGTTTGATGAATTGTCTCATCTTACTATTTTCGATTCCAATAGGTGTTAACCTATTGATGTTTTGAAAAGTAAGTTGGCTCCGTGCTTCCTCCAACTTCTCACGAAAGTGATATAGTTTTCGGAATGCCTCGCCAATTTCATTACATCCTAAGATTCCCCATACTATAGTATCGGGATCCAGTGTGTCAATGAAGTCAGTACTATCAACGTACTGCATCCAAGTTATCAACTCATGTAGTTGTAACTTGGTGTCCCAGATGGTTTGATCCCTTCTGGAAGTAACCCACGCATCCTTCCAATGTTGGAGCGTCTCGGGTTTAATTGAATGGAGCTTTAATATTTGGCTCTTAATTTCAGATGCGTCCTTACGGATACCATGTATCATAAGGATTAGCATGATGTACTCAGCGTCTGGATGGCTTCTCAGCTCTCCATATGGCTCAGGACCATGTTCTGAAAAATTCAATTCGGCATTAAGCTTGATAAGAGCCTGCCGCAATTCCTCTTTAACGTCGCCTGTCTTAGAAACAATTGTTTCCAAGCAGATCCCCTTAAAGAAGTTACTCCAGGCCTTGTTCGTGTATATACCCGAATCATAGAGTTCCCCAAGTAACATGTGTATGTCAATACTAGTACGTTCACGTAAGTGATGTATTAGCGGCATAACAGCATAGAGATCACCCTTTATGTCTAACATATTACGTATGGATATTCGACTAACGTCGACACCATAGTTCATGTTCATAGATACGTACTCACCAACAATGTTGGAATCAGTAGCAATCTTTGACTTAGAGTGGTTAATCACCATCTGATAATCTCTTACGAGACTATCACTAATGTGATCCTCTGGATCCCAAATCCAAAGATCGTCACCTACACGATTGTATAGGTCTTCGATAGGATATTTCCTAACGGCTCCTGGGTAAAATTTACTTAGGAGAAACTCGCTTAGAAAATGGTCCGTAACTGAGGCTATGGCGAAAGATCCTTTCGTACCCATGCCTTGCCCCGTTCCGTACTTAATCTTGCCTTCGACTGCAGTAGTTTCCCACTCGCAGTTTACGACAAGATCGTACCAGCAATTAGCAATGTCCTCGCCAAACACATGTTTGACTACGGATTTTTGCAACCTTGCATTAAGATAGTCTGTCCAGGATTTTAAATCAATTGATTTAATACCGGGTCTAATCTTAGTTTTGAACACTTTCCACCCTTCTTGATGATTGAAGAACGAAGTGCTCCTCCCGAACATATGCCTTAAGACGATAATAATATTATCTTCGAAAGGTGTTAAAAGGAGTTGAGTCCAAGTATCGCAAATTGCGATAGTACGACTCTTATTACCAATATCCTTAATAGCAGTTATAGTCCTTAGACTAGCTGTTTTAGGATCGGTAAACATTGAAATAGGTCTGGCCTTCCTTTCGGTTGGTTCAACTTTATCAATAGACTTGGTTGCTAGTAAAGCACGTGCTTTATCTAATCCAACCTTCTTTGAAAGCTCTCGTATAAGAAAGTTTTGACGCTTTCTTTCCGCTTCCGCTTTCTTTCTCTTACCTTTAGGGGTAAGGCCGGCGATTACATCAATTGGCCGTTTCTCTTTAGGTATACCTTTATTTAAAGAACATTGTTCTTTATACTTGGTAGTATATTGTTCGGCTTGTCTGACTACATAGTCATGATAAGCCTTATTACCTGTCAATATACAGAGGCGCTCGAAGCTTTCACCTAAGGGAGATCCGATAAGTGAGGCCGCTTCAAGCCCAGCCGTAAACAGCTTCTTCATTCCGTTAGGTCCGAAGGAGTTTGCTTTTGCAGTTGGTCGCACACCCCAATTTGTAAATTGGGGTCCTCGTGCGTTTTCAATTCCGGATTTGTGATCTATGCGAAATTTCACATAGTCGTCAAATTCTTTTAATATGTCACGTTTAATTATTCTTTTCTGAATAATCGTTTCAATATCAATGGAATTGTAGTCTTCTGGCAATCTACTTACGCCCAGAATTGTGCGTAGTAGTTGGTCTGAGACTTGTTTGGCTGAAGAAGATTTATCAACTAAAAGAAATTTTAGTCCCTTCAGCTTGGTAGGCCAGTTTAAAGCTTTGTCAATGGCAAAGTTTACTGGTGCCCTAACACCTTCGGTTGCAAGAATGGCCACATGTGCCTGATCCTTGTATCTTGAAGTACCATTCAATATTCCGTTGTGTTCAATAAATTTATTGAATACTTCGGCTGTTTCGAAGACTTTGAGTCCCCAGTTAGTATTTAACAATACTTCCCAGATTTTCTGATCTTCTTCACTAATGGGTTTAGTAGAAGCGTGCAAATGCGCGTTTCTCACGACAGCTCTTAAGACAATGTTAACAGTTTCAAAATTTGTCACTGTTATCTTTCCTTTGTTATTAACTCCTATACTTGGGAGCTTAATACCAATGGGTCCCCCATCCACAACACTCGAAACAGGTGTTGCGGCCGGACCACTTTGAGAGAGAAGCGCTTTATCAACTGAATGTTGGTATTCCTGCTCACCTCTTTTAAAG